GTCAAGTTTGGATTATCGGGAAGACCGGTAGTACAGACGGAGATGTCAGGCAGCTCTCTCAAGGCCTGGCGGAGGAGAGTGGTCTTGCCAGCACCAGCTACGGCATGAACCACGATAGTTTCACCTAAACCCCGGGGCTGGTGGGTCTTGGTAAAGCCAAGGTCAGAGAGAAGTCGAATGAATCGTCCGTCCATAGTAACAGTCGGAAGAAGCTGTAACCTAACAGCAAACGAATAACCCCTCGTCAGAACCGTAGAGGGAGTTGTAGCGAGCAAACTTGTTTGTCTTTGCTTCCGTGATAAGAGTGCGGATAGTTTGGTAATGGAATTCCAGCTCATTTTCCGTGAAGATGTCATGAACGCCATCGCCTAGCTTGTATGTTGGGAGCACATCGTTGGCATAGTTTTCGGAGCATGCGAGCAATTCCTGCTTTCCGCGACGACGGGCCATTTCCAGAGACGCCCAAGTCTTGCGGGGGTGTTTCAGGTAACCCTTGGGGGTGATTATGTTGCCGCAGAACTCGGGCCAGGAGCCTGGGGCTTGGGCGAAAGTGAGGGGCTTGGCTTTCAGGGTAAATTTCTCAATGAGGGGCTTGAAGCTCTCACGCTCTTGGGGCGAGCAGTTCAGGGCACAGTCATCCCCAGCGTACATCTGAGCGGTCCCACGTGGGATTTCGAAACGAGCATGAGTATAGGCAATATTGCACTCGGTATTTGCATCGAAAGTGGGACCCTCACCAGTCAGGCGCATCACAGCCAGAGTTCCAAGGAAGATCTTAGCATTCAGCTTAAGCTCTAAGTAACCATCGGCGAGGTCAGAAGGGACGTCGTGGTGCGCGAGTTTGAGCATCTCGAACTGGAGCATAGCGCCATCCTGGGACTGGTCAAAGGCCTCGAAGTCGTTGGTGTAAGCGAGAGAGCTAAAATCCCAACACTTCTCGACCCAAGCTGACATTTGTGGCTGATCCTTTTCACAGTTTATGATGATGTTCTCAGGAGTGTACTTGTCGCGGACACGACGCATGTAGCGAGCCATAGCCCCGTAAAGCATGACAGTAGCCTGGAAGAAAGCTGCAATGGTCTGGCCAGGCTTTAC